CCTTCTGCATTGCGGTAGTTTGCAATCTGAACTGGCTGACCATGATACTCACCGATTGTGTATCCGAATTTCTTGCAGGTATCTTCAGTAAGCTTGCGCTTCGGAAGGGACTGTGACTGCCCGAATGGCAGAAGTCCTGCCTTGGGTTTGGACTGTACGAATTCTGTCTGCATACCTTCGACCTTCTTATAAGACTGACAAGAGAAGCAGTAAGAACCGCCATCTGAGTAGACCGCCCGAGCATCGGACGATCCACATTCGCAAGATGTGTGGTGGAGTAGCGTACTATCCGAGTTTGTATTCTGCATATTTGGCTCCATTCGGTGCGCGTTTCATAAGGGTCTTAATATCCAGACCCCCTTCACGCAGGCGTTGGATACACACAGCCAAGCGCCAGACGCCGTAGTTGCTCTGGGCTTCCAGCGGTGAGATGGAGCCGTATTTTTTCAGGTGGTTTTGTACAGTTACTGTTTGTGACATATGTCATCTCCTAGTTGTCAGGATTTTTTTGGTGGGAACATCCCGTACCAAAGGACGATCAGAGCCTCTAAGGGCCAGACCAGTGAGCCTATGATCCACGGGATCAGAGGGGTCTCATCACTTTCTTCAGTGATGATATCGGCCATCAAGACACAGCCTAATAAGTAAAGAATGATTGCCATCCTCACTCCTAAAAAGAAAAGGCCCACCCGAAGGTGAGCCAGTTGGGGAGAAACTATTAGTGCAACCTAATCGATCACGGAGATGACATTATCTGTTTCGTACCAGTGACCGGCGTCGAAGTTGGGACACGTTTTCATCTTATCGAAATCGGTGTGACCCGCGACTTCTGCGATTGGGAAATGGTCTTTCTTCCACTCATCGATCAGTTTGCGCAGTGAGGCATATTGCTCATCGGTGTAGTTAACCTCTGGTCCATGTTTGGATTTGGTCATACCACCGATCAGGCAGATGCCTCGGGATTTACTATTCATACCCCGGACATGAGCGCCGGTGCGGTGAAGTGGGCGACCATCTTCTACTGTACCATCGCGCTTGATGACTGCATGGTAGCCGATCATCAACCACCCTTTCTCGCGGTGCCACCGATCAATATCGGAAGCTCCGATGTCCATCTGCGGTGGGGTGTAACTACAATGCACAATGATGTGCGTAATATTTTTACTCATCTAACCACTCCTGTGGGACGGTCTTATCGGAGTACAGAAAGCCGTGCTTCTGACACCACATGCCGTAAGTTGTTTTGGATTGCTTGGAAATTTTTTGCCGTGAATTGGAGAACACGAAACGGATATCCAACTCGGGATGCTGTTGTTTTACAAGGATCATCTGCTGTCTATTGGCTGTTTGAAAGTACCCTTTACTTTCAACCACAATAGTCTTGCCTGACTTAGTCTTGATCCAGAAATCAGGGGTGTACCGCGCCTTACGTTCTGGCACGATCCAGTTGATTACTCGGGTCTCGTATTCGTATTCGACACCCTTAGAACGAAGATCGGCGGCAAGGGTTTCTTCTAACCCCGACCGCCAACCATGTTTTATAGCATTAGCCCTGACAGAATTTCCAAGCTTGCGCTTAGAAGTCTGCGTCATCAGCAACAGCACCAGCTGCGCTATCGAAGGTGTCGGAAACGAACCCGTCTTCCTTGTCAAACATAGACACTGCGTCAGCACCGCCACCCATAGCGGCCAGTTGGATTACCTGTACTGCGCTGGGCCGTAGAGACACACCTACTGTTTTGCTGCTAGGCATGGCGTATGGGAATACAGTACCGGCGACACGGATCGTGGAACCGCCGGTGACGTTAGCATTTGTAGGCTGCTTGTTACTGTCATACAGCGCGACCTTCATCTCCATGGTGTCACCGCGCTTGGTAGTGATGCGAGCCTTCTGTTTGAACTTGAAGATGTTGAAGCCGGTGAGATTGCCTTGGTCATCTACCTCTTCTTCGTAGACATCTGCGGAATTGTAGCGAGCAACCTTTGGGTCAGCCTTGGCTTGCTCCGCTTTGTATTTATCGCGGATGCCTTCGAGTTTAGCGATAAGGTCTAAACTCTCTTCCGCGCCAAGGCGAAGCTTGACTGTATACTCACCATCGACGTTGAACTTAGTGTCAGGTGTGTTGAGTTTTGGCCATACTGCGATGCCCTTTGGTGTAACATAATCAGTCATATGATTATCCTTTAGTTTGTTGGTATTTTTGGATATCAATACCGGCTTCCAGAAGTCGGGCCTGCACATCCACAGGAACGGGTACTCCGCTCCGGTGAAAGTATTCAGCGATATTGATGAGTGTTCTTGCATCCATTGGTTTACCTTTCGGTTCTGCTAGAGCTTAGGTGCAACCTAACTGATTTCGGTTAGATTATGAGAAGAAGAATTCTGAATGTAGAACATCCCGAATGTCTAAATCTCCGCGAGGTGGTAACGCGGGAAGCTCCCTACCGAGCATGAGTTCGCACTCATCCTTTAGCCTCTGAAGTGGACCCTCATCTTCGTATATCCATACGAAAGCTTCACGGGTACATGCACCGAGCATTTCTATGTCCGATGCGTGACAGCTGAAGCTATCGTGAATCATACCAAAATGGGTGACCCCATTATCAGCGGCAAGATTGACAGTCATCCTTAGATGGGCGCTGTCCCAAGAGTGAACCACGTTCGGACTAACACCGGCACCTTGTCGGCGGCGGTCCAGCTTATTGTTGTTGGCCTCCTGCAGGGTGAGGTAGACCAGCTTGTCACCAAACTTTGTTTTCAGTCTTCGCTTGGTCATGTCTGGGTAGGACTGCATCACAGGCAAGCCATCGGTAGTAGTCCACACGATTGGTAGGTTCTCTTTGGCTAGCTCTCTTGCAGCATCCTGCATCCAATCCATAGCAGTCTGGGCTGCAACCACAGTCTCATTGATCGAGGCCCAAACGTGCTGTGCGAGGTACACAGAAGCTGGAAACTCTAGCTCATGTAGTGGGCTAACGTAATCCCGGTCCTCTCCTTTTCGCTTGGCATCTGTGTCAGTGAGGTACTCTTGAATAAACGCTCGAGCTGAGAACAGCGTTGAGCCATACACGCGGGTCATCGTGCATCTCTTGGCTGTCTTACGGGTGATACCATACTCCAACCACTTCGCAGCTAACTTAGAAACGCTGTGAGTATTCAGAACCATTTCATTGCTGGCTAAATCCTCCTTCACCTTCTGAATAGTTTTGTCTGCAACTGTCTGGTAGATATCTGCAGGCTTGTCTGAAGGTAGGATGTTTACCTGCGCTCCCCCTACCTTATCCAAGAGGCAGCTTGATAGGTGCTGTAGTCCATTACATGCACCATCTTTCGCAATCGGAATGAATGACACATGGTCATAGCCGTTCTCACAGTAGCCTGCCCATTCCTCACAGAACGCGGCAAATGAGAATGGATCGTCAGCCTCTTTGGCCCACCACAGGTCACCCAGTGGATCGGTAGCAACCCGGCAGATCATGTCAGACCTCTCGACTACCCAATCAACACGCTCCTGCATCGAAGCCTTGTCATACCCGAAACAGTTAGCTCCGTGTATGGCTAGCTCACACGCAGCCTCGTTGGTTCCCAATGGTTTCCCATCAGCAAACTTCAGAAGACCTTTGGAAAGCGAGTTGCCTTGTGGTGTCAGATAGCTTGATGCTGGATACAACCGGCCTCTGAAGTCGGCTGTATGCACAAAGTAAATGGCGTTATACTTTGAGAACTTTTCAGCCATGGTGCGGATGCGTGATGTCATCAATCTTTTAGAACTGGCTCGGATACGTTCCTCGTATACCTTGGTTGAGCGTTGCTTCCACAGTTTGAACTGACGCAGCTGTTCCTCAGACATCTCATCCTTGGTCATACCCTCTGGCACCACCCGTGGTGGGAGTGGTTCATCCTCTAGGGCAGCAAGACCGGCAACAGCTGTGCCGTTGTCATGTAAAATCTGCAGAATTGCCAAGACGAAAGAGTTGACCTGCCAAGGTGTCTTCTGGATGTGATTAACAGCCCGATACACAGGCTCCATTTGATCCGATAGACCCTCAAGTTCCTCAAGATAATTTCTGTTGCTGGTCTTGATGAAAGACAGTGGCGGGATGTGGTGGGTCAGGTAACCCCCACCGCGTGGACCCTGCCAATCTACAGGCGGTACAACCATTGGTTCATACACAGGCGACAGCATCTCTGCCACCTCGTGATTGTTTTTGATGAAGTCGTTTACAGCTTGTGTTGCAATCAGAATTTTTTCAGTTTTCTTGGAACCAAGAGAGCGTTGAGCCTCTTCTGCAAAACCTGTGGTGCTGATAAACATCTCGATCAACATCATCCCAAGATGAATACGATCTTTTTCACCCCAGCTTACCCACTCTTGGCAGTAGCGGTTGTACGCAGCCACAAGGTTCTGCCTCTTTCTGGCTCTGGTTGTATCAATCTCATTCAGTAGCTTTTTGAATAACCACGGATGCTCTTGCTCAAAATTTGTATAACGCAACTCATCCTCAAGAGCCTTGCCGACACTGTTAGCAACGCTTTGGATTTTGTTGGTCTTGGCAGTGAGCCTGTCGATTATGGTCTTCGCGGTGAAGAACGCGGTCACATTCGGATCGAACAGTCGCAGGTAGCGTACTGAAGAAACCTTTGGTCCCGCTCGGCCACCTTCAGCCTCTTGGATAGCGGTGCGAATTCTCTCGGCCACAGGTTCGATGGCTCGTTTCATGAGGCTGGACCCGTAGTAGGTTGAGGTCTCATTGCCTTTTTGCTGGTTCTCGGTCAGCATCTTTTTAAATTTGGTTTGAGTTAGAGTTCGTGCTGATTTCTCAAGTGTTTCTTGCGTAGTGAACAGATCGATTGTCATTCTGTTTCATCCTATAGTTAGCTTTCAGGGGGGCTTTAGGTGCTTAGGTGCAACCTAATTAAAGCCATTGAATTCATAGGATTTTCACAGGGGGAGCACGGATCTGGTGCAGTGGTGCAATGCTGGTGTAGAGGGTGGGGAGTTTCTCGCCTATAACGGTTAGAGTGCAGACGTACAAAAACCCATCCAGAAAGCCTTTAAAATAAAGGGTCTGAATGGGTCTAACTGCAACCAATTTGATTGGTGAAAGTGCAGGTTGCTGTTGCCGTGCGCCTATATTCATTTAAGTGCCTGTAGTGTTTTTATATTTCTGTGTATTAGGTGCAACCTTACTCCAAGAATGCACCAGAAATGCACCAGAACACCCGGTGCATCTCGCTGATTATTTTACTGTTGCGAGGGTGTCAAGCGCGGCTGCAGCGTCATCCAATTTGCCCGGCATAAAGTGAGCATATCGCTGCGTTTGTTCGATAGACTTGTGGCCCATCCACTGCATGACAGTTCTGATATCCACACCCGCGCCCAGCAATCGGGTGCAACATGTATGCCGCAGCGTGTGAATAACAAAGTGAGCATCATCACCTAGACCTATCGCCTCACGCATGTCGATCCACACTCGATAGAACTTGCGCTCTGCAATGTGCTTGAACACAAGAGCGTTGTGGTCATTCTGACCCCTTGCGAGTTTCTGTAAGATGTGGCGCACCCTGTGGGTCATCTTAACGCTGCGCGGTGAGTTGGTTTTGGTTTCCCAAATTGAGATGCGGCCTGTCTCCATGTCAACGTCACGAAACTTCAGGCGCAGAGCCTCAGATTTACGCAGTCCCGTGTCGAGGTAGAAACGAACCAAGTCACCAAAGCTTTCCCGAGCTGTGCGGTCGTACCAATCAAGCATCCTAATCTCTTCCTCATCGGTGACGTAACGGATGCGCCCTTTGGTAAGCTTGCGGCCCTGCATGCGCTGCGGTTGGATACGTTGCCGCCCCCGCTTGAAAGCATGCAGCTGCATTTGATACAGCAAGGTGCCCATGTAGTTCACGACACTTGCCGAGTACTTCCTTGTAACGGTTAGTTCATCGAAAAACTCAGCGATTGTTTTTTGGTTTATATCATCCAG